ATCGGTGGCGTTTATGGTAATGACTTGACCGTCTGCACCAATGGTAAATGGGTACTGGGTAGTATCCAATACGTAACCGTTAGGAGCAGTGGTTTCCTGCAAGTAATAATTGCCGTAGGGGAGCAGGTCAGACTTTGCATAGCCACGAATATCAGTTGTTAGTCTTCCAACCTCTGTGCCGTCATGGAAGTAAATGCCGTATACGGCATTGGCTAATACATTACCTGATTCAACGTCTGTTTTGTACAGTTCTACAGAACCTTTCATAACCTGTTCTGGTATGATTGGTGCGTTGTAGGTGGAAACACCTTCTACTCTGCCGTCACTTGTGATTTGACGGACAAAAATTTCAGAGTTAATCAAATATCCTTCAGGAGCTTTAGTTTCTTGGATTGTAATTGTGCCCAATGGCACTGTTATGTCCCCTGTTAGTTCATCATAATAAAATGTGTCACCAGATATTTTATACATCTCTCCTAATCTGCAAAAACCACGCTCATCAGTTTTTAAAACCCAAGTTCTAGCTGGTTGTATGACTTGTTCCTCTGGGTTAGTGTCATAGAAACTAGAAAAATATTTTACTGTAAATTCTGCGTTAGAAAGGCTTGCATTTCCTTGTGGAATGTCTAACTCTGTTTCTGCATCATGTTTTTGTAATAAAATAGATATAGGATCGTTTTGTGGTCTGTCAGTTACATATACGGTAGCTGTTTGACCACTTGTGACTATTACTTCATATGTATTGTAGTCCAAAGCATATCCCATAGGGGCTGTTAGTTATGACGATAGGTAACCCTACTGTTTCTAATGTTTCCGAGTTTTCCCCCGTCCCACACCGTGCATGCGACTTTCACCGCACACGGCGTTCCATCCGGTTTTGTTAAAGTTAAAGTAATAATAGAAATAAAAAAAGCACTCTAATATAAATTAGAATGCTTGAAAGAGTTAGATTATGAAAATTTAAAACTAATTAACTATTAGTGTGTACCTGTGCAACCGCCACAAACGAGAACACTTTCGTAATGTCCTTGTTCTTCATGATGTATAGTTCTTGTACCAGTTTGTATTTTAATATTCTCAGAATGATAACCTCCATGCATAGTTTCATCGAGGTGTTCTCCAGCATGCCCTGAAATATCAGCACCACAAGTATTACATACCATGATTCCTTTATTTCCCCAAACAGGCACTTCCTCTGACCAAGCAGCTTGATCAACCACCCATTGTTGTTTGTAAATAGGTTGGTGTACAGTAGGCTGTGTTTGCACAGGAGCAACCATTTGTTGTTGCTGTTGAGGTTTTGTAGCTGTACCTGTATTTGTATTACTACTGCCTACATTGGTATTGCCGCCACTATTATCGCTGGTATTGACATTACCATTACTTGGCGGCGTATGCATTGTGTTGTTATTTTGGTTGGTTTGATCGCCTGCATTGGTGTCATTTGTGGTAGTGTCTATCGGTTCTTCGATGGGTTGCTCTGCGCTCCCAATTGGTTCTTCGGCGATTACGTTGCTTTCCACTTCACTGGTTACTTCAGATTCTGCCGAAGAAGCTTCCTCAAAAGAAGAAATATCGCTTGCAGTTTCAGTTAGGGCGCTGCCGTTGCCACAGGCTGTCAGCGCAAGCAAGGAAACGGTTGCTAAAGTAGCTAAACAGAGTGTCATCAGTTTCGTTTTCATAATCTTTTCTCCTTTATTTAGTTATTGTTATAGTATACCATATTTTGGCTAATATTGCTATTCAGTTTGTTGCTCTTTTTTTGTCCGTGTGGTATAGTGAACATGCTGCCTACCCATTCTGGCAACAGAAAGGGAGTGTACATATGCTAAATCAAATAATTTCCTTAATCAATTCTATCATAGCGAATACAGTTACATATCTGATTCGTAAGTGGCTGGATAGAATAAGCTAAGGCAGTCAGCCCAAAAGAAAACCCCCAGAGTTCGCAGCTCTGGGGGTTTCGCTTTGTGGTTAAATGCTCTTATATAATTTCTTTACAAAGCTATTATACCCCCAATGGCTGAAAAAATCAACCCTGCAACATGGTTTATTTTTTATTATGTTTATCATACCATGTTTTACCGAACATTGCTATGTTCTAATCATATAATATTCTTATCATTTTTTGTTGGTTATTACTTTAACTGTAACCGGACTAAGGGCTGTTCCTCCACTGCCATTACAGTAGCTTCATTGGTCGTGCCCTCGCTTTCACAGGAATCAAGGCTTTTTCTATATATAGCCACCGCCCCGATAACAGTCGTTTGGTATGGGCGTTTCCTGCTTCCAACGTTCCGAATATCCTAGCTGTACATATATACCCTTAGGCGCTCGCTATGAGCCTGACAGATGATACTTTCATGGTTCAGTATCCCGAATTTCATACCAAAGATTCTTACTTTTCGGTATCTGTCGGTTGCTTTGCATACAACCCGCTGTTTTTCAACAGACATTATGTTTAGACCCGTACATTCGCTCGTTCGTCAGTCTGCTTTCAACAGACATTCTCGCCATAGATATTTTATAGCGTCCCGGCATATCCTCTGCCATATCAGCTACGCTGACTTAGGCATTGTTCTGCCGACTTTACCTAGCTTCACACCAAGACATGCTGTTCCATATCTTCGCATGTAGGAGATCAGACTGCTCGTTTCAACCCAACATGATGGGTATCATTCCGAACATCAGATATTCAGTTGTGGTTTTCAAAAGAAAATCCTCCTGTTTCGTGTTTACACACTTATCAGGAAACGTTTCGCACCTTTGACATAGTAAATACCTGCATTTAATGCTATGGTATTACTATTACCCCATTCATCCGTAGTGAGAGTACCAACCTGATTGGTGCAGTTCCAGTCTGTATATGCACCATATACTGCGCCGGCAAGAGAATAACAGCTATTGCCGTCTGTAATAGTTGGGTTTGCTGAGGTTTTTATCAGATTCGCCCAACCTGTTTGGTCGATAGACCAGTAAGCCAATTGCTGTGTAGCGCCGCCGTTGGTGTCTACTACCCAAACATGAAAGTTTGACGGAGCAGGCGGCAGTGCAGCAATATTGTTCATAAATGATGTTGCTGCATTCGTTCCTGCCGTATCTCCGTTTGCACGGCTGGCAGCAAGGGAGGTGATGATCCAGTCTGCATCCGTTGTACCAAGAATTGCCGCCGGTCCATAACTTCCATAGTATAGGACTTTTCGTAGTTCTTCATTGTAACTCTCTGCCGGTGTTCCGGTAGGACTGTTTAATCCCGGCGTTGCCATACTATGGTTAATACATACGGCAACATTGCCGTCTACTTCAAAGTAACCGACAGTGTTAACACCATCGGTTATTTGGTCTCTAAATCCTGTTACGGCTGCACTTACCGTAACGCATGGAGTGAGAATCATGGACAATGCCATGATGACTGACATCATACTTGCTATAATTTTTGTTTTGCCTTTTTTGATATTCATTGATATCTCCTTCCTGTTTTAGATATTTAGATAAATCTTGCTTAAATCAATGGAATCACCCTCTTTTATATAGGAAAGTTTGTGCAAATAACAGGACTTGAACCTGTATCTCCAGTACACTGAAGTCTTACTATTAGACGATATTTGCATAGCGACGGTTATGAATATGGCTGCTTCATAACCGTCTAAAGCCACAAAAAAAGAAAGAGAAGGTTTTTCTGTAAACCAATCGAGGTTTACAGATGGTGCGTCCGAAAGGATTTGAACCTTTCAGCAGTAACAATACTGCTGCACCAGCGGACGCATATAGTGGGACGTATGTCCCAAACTTACAAACAAAAAGGACACTCTAAAAAATTAGAGTGTCACGTCATTCCAATTTATCATTGTGATTAGGTAATGAAAGTACAAAAGGAATACTGTTGGTGAATGCAATCTGTCTTAAATATATCTCAATGGCTGTTGACATAGAAATACAGAGTTGTGACAAAACGGTTTCTGCCTGTGCTTTTATATCTGCTTCTACTCTTAAATTTAATGTAGCTGTTTTCATAAAAAACTCCTTTTTTGATTTTGTATTGCAATATACGTTACATTTGTAATATTTTGTGATGTAAGGGTAAAAATTATTGTTTTTGGAGGGTATTATGAATTGGATGGGACTTGTTAATGGAGCAGTAGGTGCTATTATCTCAGGCATCATTTCTTATGGTTTCAAATTCATGGAAAATAAGAAATTAAAAAAAGATAAAAATTCTACGGCTCAAAAACCTTATAAATCTGGACAAATTGCGGAGGGGGATTTTAACCAACAATTTCAGTTTACTGGTGATAACAATACGATAAATGCTTACAATTGCGGTTCTAAAAACGAACAAACACTTCAGGCAAAGCAAAGCTGGAAAGACAGAAATTGGTTTGTTGTATTAGGATTCGCTATATCTCTTATTGTAGGAATAATAGCCCTTTATACTTCGAATGGGAATAATATGTTTAGCTCAGATTCTCCTATTTGGGTTTTAATGATGTATGTATCTCATACATACATTTATTTGAATATTTTCTTTTCGGCTATTTTATGTATTAGCTTTTTTGTGAAAGGGTCTTATGTATATAAAAAAATCGGAATTCTTATTACAGCTATTGTTTGCTGTATATTCACAATAGGAATTTTACTTTTTCCCTTGTTTATTGAGATGCTTCCAAATTATGATGTTAATATAATTTTTTATTATGGTACTTGGATACTTTTACTTTTAATTTTTACGGGTATGTTTGGATTGTCTTTCGCAAAGGATGTTAAAGTACTAATTATAGGGCTTGCTATTTTGGTAGGAGTTTATACTCTTTGTCTTATTGGGGCAAATACCATAGGTAGAGGATAAAAAAGCTCCAATAAAATATTACATTGCTGCTTAAAGAAAATATAGGATTTTTAAAAGAGTCTATTTCTCTAAAGAAAGCATATAAAGGCAAAATGCAAAGATGAAAGCCAGACTGTTTTAATTTATTTTTTCTAAGTAGATAGTGTGATATAGATATAATAATATTTGCAATAAAGTATATAATCTGTAAACTTATAAAAAGATTAAAAACCAAAAATAACTTTCAGAGAGATACAAGCATTAGTCAGATACATATTACGAGATAGTTATTGTAAAGAGGGGTATTGTATCATGACGATAGAATTAGTCAAAGTTCATACAAATACAGAGAAATTATGGGAAGTACATTGTTATAACTATTTTGAGAATGATCGTTGCGTGTGGGGAATTAGAGATAGTCTAGATCGGAGGGTAGATGAGGCGAATGACAAAGAATCAGCGAAAAAGATTTGTGAGGAGCATAACAAATGTCTTTTGGAGGAGCGATTATGGTAATTGGAAGAATGGAAATAAGAATTTGGAATAAAAGAGTTAAGATTTAAATCTATACAAAAAATAAAAACCCAAGGCATTGCCTAGGGCTTTTATATGGTTGTTTCTTATTTTGTTTTAGAGTTTTCTATAGCCAGTACAGTACCTAACGTCGACAGAGAACCGATTGCGGCTGAAAGACCAACAATTATCCCAATGAGTAAACCGAAACCACCATTTGTTTTACTCATTTGTGCTTCAGTCATTTGATTAAATTTTTTCATTGTAGTACATCCTTTCTAAATTAAGATAGCTACATTATAAAACCATTAAAAGGAAAAAACAATATAAATTACAAAATATATCATAATAACCACAAAAGCGTATAAAAATAGGAGGTAAATACGTGATGTTAAAGGAGTTATCTCAGTAATTACTTAAAAAGGAGTGATTAGAATTGACAAACAAGGAGAAAAAAGAGTATTTAGGGCGATATAAACCATTGGATGAACAAGTAAATCAATTACTTTTGGAAAAACAGGAGATTCTTGCACTTGGCACAAAGGTAACGCCTACATACAGCGATATACCGCATAAATCAAACATAGGGGATAAAACATCTACTACCATTGAAAAACTGGAAGAACATGAACAGAAGATTAATCAGAAGATCCACGAATTCATTGCGGTTAAATCCGATATTGAACGAGCCATACATACTTTACAGGATGAAACATTACGATTGCTATTGCGGTATCGGTATATCAACGGACTGACATGGGAAAATATTGCTGTGCGGATGCACTACTCATGGAGGCAAATCATAAGGTTACACGGAGTGGCATTAGATGTCATAGTATGTCATAGTCAGTCTATGATATAGTGTAAGAGGGAAGAGTGGTTCCTGATAAATAATTTTCATTTTTTATTTAACATCTCCTTTCTTTCGCCTGTGCTGTGGCAAGTGTCACTTAGATAGCATGCAAAAAGCTACATAAGACAGCACGTGAAAATACCGTAGTGGCGACACGGATAGCATAACTCAATTTGGAAAGTAAAACCCTAGCCAGTCGGGGCAAAGGCTGGCATATATATATATAGTTGGTACAAGGGCGTGGTCTTGACAGCCAGACCAATGATAGACTTGCTTTGCATGGTCTTTTTTCATTCTATTTTAATGAGGTGAGGTGTTGGCAAATGAAGAAAACTTAATTCCCTTTACATCGGAACAAAGCCGTGAGGAAGCCGTGAGAAATGGATCAAAAGGTGGTAAGGCCAGCGGTGAATCCAGACGAAAAAGAAAGCTCTTAAAAGACAGTATGAACGTGCTGCTGAATTTACCCGTCGGAAATACAAGAGACTATAATGCTTTGGTTAAAATAGGTATCCCTATTGAAGATATAGACAATAGCCAATTAGTAGTATTGGCGTTGTTTAATCAGGCAAAAAAGGGAGATATTGCAGCTATTAAGGAGTTGCGTAATCTTATTGGCGAGGATGGAAAAGAAAATGAAAGCGCCGGACAATTAGAAACGCTGATTGAGGGGTTGAAAGATGAATAGCGTATATACGCCTAAGCAGTTAGAATTATTGCGGTTATGGCAGACGAATAAACTAAAACGGATTAATCTGCTGTCCGGTTCGGTTCGCTCCGGTAAGACATGGATTAGTCTGGTGTTGTGGGCTTTTTGGGTTGAGACCATGCCCAAAGATAAAAATTATCTCATGACAGCAAAATCGCTGATAACGTTGAAACGCAATACATTAGATTTACTGACAGAATTAATAGGAGCACAAAACTTTATTTATTCATTGGCGCAAAAGCAGGCATTTTTGTTTGGGCGTAAAGTTTATTTAGAGGGTGCAAATGATACAAGAGCAGAGAGTAAAATTCGCGGTATGACGTTGCAGGGAGCGTATTGTGACGAGCTTACCCTATTTGGGGAAGATTTCTTTACTATGCTGCTGTCTCGTTTATCTGAATCTGATGCCAAGCTGATTACAACAACGAATCCTGATATACCAACGCATTGGCTTCGTAAAAACTATATAGAGCGTAGAAGCGAAATAGATATGCTTTTGATGGAGTTTTTGATTGAGGATAATATATTTCTTGATTCTAAATATGTAAAACAACTCAAAAAGGAATATGTCGGTGTGTTTTATGACAGATTCATTTCGGGAAAATGGGTAGCGGCAGAGGGAGTGATATACGGTCTGTTTGCAAACGACAAAAACAGATATACGATTGGTAACGTCTATACATATCTGGAAGAAACAAATCAAAGCATTAGACTTGTTTCGTTTGGGGTGGACTTTGGCGGCAATCGATCCGCAACATCCTTTATTGCAACGCTAATTACAAATACAGGCACGGTTATCATTGCAGACGAGGCGTATATCAAAAAAGAGTTAAACCCGGATACACTTAATACGGAGTATGCCGCCTTTATTGAGCGGAATACAAAGTTATATGGGGCTGGGGTTACCAGAGCCGACAGTGCGGAAAGCGTTTTAATTCGAGGGCTGGACCTAACCGCTAAAAAACAAGGATTAAGAACAAAAGTCAAATTAGCTTTAAAGAGACCGATTAACGATCGAATCAAAATCACGTTACTGTTGATGGCGCAGGACAGGCTTAAAATCTGTAAAAACTGTATCCATACCGTTGATGCGTTTGCATCGGCTGTATACGATGATAAAAAATTGGAAGATACCAGACTGGACGATGGAAATATGAATATAGACAGCTTAGATTCTTTTGAATATAGCATTGAGCCGTATATTGAGCAGATTGAACACAGTTGTTTAAAAAGGAGAGATTAGCATGACTGTATTTGAATATTTGAAAAAGCGCGGATTTCATCCAATCTCTGAAAGCTTTTATATACACATTAACGAATGGATGGACTGGTATGGAGGAACGGTAGCTAACTTTCATAAATACAAAGTATATAACGGCTGTCAATCTGTGAAATGCCGCAGGGCAACGCTGGGAATCGCAAAAAAAAGTATGCGAGGATTGGGCGAATATGCTCATGAACGAGCGGGTTAAGATTACGCTATCAGATAATCAGACAAACGACTTTGTGCACACAGTTCTGGAGGCAAATAATTTTTATGAGAAAATCAACGCATATCAGGAATTAAAATGCGCTTGTGGAATGACCGCCTACATTCCGTATGTAAAAAACATTACGCAGGATGAAGAACAGGTTGAGGGTAGTATTGGCATCAACTATGTTCATGCAGGTAATATTATTCCTTTGTCCAGTGCAAATGGAGAGATTACCGAATGCGTTTTTAAAAGTTATCAGCGTATCGGAAAGGGTGACTATGTATATCTTCAAATACATTATTTAGAAAATGGACGGTACATTATTGAGAATGTCTGGCTCAAGGAGAAAGACGGTCAGGTGAGCAATGCGGTTGGGGACAATGTACCAGAGGCTGTCAAAGACGTTGTTCCGATTGTTCGGACGAACAGCGCAGAACGCATGTTCTCCATTGATAAATTAAGCATACATAACAATTTTGACGAATGCAGCGCAATGGGCGTATCGGTGTTTGCAAATTCCCTTGACACAATCAAAGTGATTGATTTAATTTATGACAGCTATTTAAATGAGTTTTCATTGGGAAAAAAGCGCGTCATGGTGAAAGGTGAAGCTGCGAAATTTGAAAATGACGAGCCGGTATTTGATCCTAACGACGTTTTATTTTATCAGCTGCCGGACGGTATGGCGGATGATTCGTTTGTAAAAGAAATTGATATGTCTCTTAGCATTTCGGAGCGCCAAACGGGTATGCGTGACCATCTCGGTTTTTTGTCATCCAAATGCGGACTTGGTGAAAACTACTACAGATTTGATTCTGGCGCACTTACAACGGTAACGCAGGTGGTCAGCGATAATTCCACGCTGTACCGTACGCTAAAGAAACATGAGATACCGCTCGAAAGAGCCCTAAAAGAGTTGATTGTTAACATCGTAAAGCTGGGGAAAGATGTGCTGAAAAAACCGTTGACAATTCCAAAATTTCAGGACATTACCATTGATTTTGACGATTCCATCATAGAGGATCGGGAAACGGAACTAGCAAACAAGAGATTAGATGTATCGGCAAACATTTTAAAGCCGGAAATCTACCTTGCGAAAAAATATGGAGTGACAGAGGAACAGACAAAAACATTCATGCCGGAATAAAACGGCGCAGAAGAGCCGCCGGATGATATGGAGTAGTGGAGTATTATGCTATCGCCTAATTATTTAAAAGAAATTCCGAAGTCTATTACAAAACTGTTCGAGGAATTGGAGGATACCATCCTTACGGACATATCCAGACGGATTGCAAAGGCAGGACAAGTTACTGATACGGCTCAATGGCAAATAGATCGCCTGAAAGCAATCGGTCTTACAGAAGAAACAATTTGACAGAAAATTTCCAAAATTAACCTGTTATCTGAAAAACAGGCAGAAAAGCTGCTGCGAAATTCTGCGCAGACATCCTACAGCGCAGAAGCGAGGATTTATACGTCGGCAAGAAAATACATTGGGAATCTAAAGGAACACCCCGAATTACAAATATTGATACACGCTGTTATTCGACAAACACAGGGCGAGTTAAAAAACTTAACGCGCTCGTTGGGGTTTAGCCAGAAGGTAAACGGCAAGAACAGCTGGACAAATCTGGCAGCCGGGTATCAACAGGCTTTGGATTTAGCGCAACTATCGGTATCTACCGGCACGTTAGACTACAATACCGCTGTTCGTATGACTGTAAAGCGACTGGCAGACAGCGGCATTCGTTTTGTGAACTATGAGAGCGGATGGGTCAATCACTTAGACGTAGCGGCAAGACGCGCCGTTCTAACAGATGTGAATCAAATGTCACGACAAATGACGGATCAGCTAGCAGATGAAATGGGATGCGGATTCTTTGAAGTAACCGCCCATGCAGGCGTAAGACCGTCCCATAGAGAGTGGCAGGGACAAGTTTACCATAGAGGCGGCGCAAAAGACGGTTATGCAGATTTTGAATCCTCAACAGGACTTGGCACGGTAGAGGGATTATGCGGTGCAAATTGCAGGCATTCGTACGCTCCGTTTTTTCCCGGTATTTCGGTGCGTGCTTACAGCGCAGAGGCATTACGGAATATTGACCCGCCTGATTTCACCTACAACGGAAGAATCTATACCGCCTATGAAGCAACACAAAAACAAAGAGAGATGGAAACAGCTATTCGTAAAACCAAACGAAATCTCATTTGTTTTGATGCGGCGGGACTGAAAGATGATTACACAGTAGAGGCGATCAAATTAAATCAGCAGAGGAGACGATACACGGAATTCAGCAAAGCGGCAGGATTTGCACAGCAAAAAGAGAGAACACAAATTTATGATTTCGGTCACAGTCAGGCAAGTAAAGCCGTGTGGGCGAGTAGAAAGTCAATATGATATATGCCCTAAGCATGGCGTTAAAAGGCTCTGTAATACCCAGAGGGGTAAATAAACGGGCAGAACCCATAAAAGAGAATAAAAATGTCAGAAACAGTAGAAAATTTATCTGTGGATCAAGAGGAAACGCAGGGAAATGAGCAAAAAACTTTTAGTGCGGACTATGTTCGCGCATTGCGCAGTGAATCAAGGACGCACAGGCTTGCGGCTTTTGAACAAACACAGCAGCAGAGAGAAACAGATTTATTAGCAAAGGCAAATAAAAAATTGATCGGTGCAGAAATCAAAGCCTTAGCTGGTTATGATACCGCTTTACTTGCCGAACTCATTGACTATTCGCAAATTACAGTACAAGGTCGGGCGAAAGAAAGTGTATATGCCGCAGTCCGAAGCGGAGAAGCACGGCTATGA